AACGAAGATATTGCACAGTTGAACGTTGTTGGTGAAGAAGGAACTACCATTCAAACATTCAGTGAAGTTGTTCTAACGGACAAGTTGACTGTAATTGGTGGTGCATCCAACCAGTTAGAATCTGTATTCTCAGGTCCTGTTACTTTCCAGAAGAGAATAACAGCACAAGAGAACATACAGACAATCAAACTGACTTATGCAAACGATGATGGAACCGTACTAAAGCAGTCGTTCCTTGCAGAAGATGATGGCACAGGTCAACCAGACATTGATTCGTCATTAGCATTTAATGATGGTGATATTATCTATAACATTGATTGGCAAGCTGGTGACTCATTAGGATGGATTTATGATACAGGTATCTGGTATAAATTTGGATTGACAGATACTTCTCCTATTACTGCACGTAGGTTCAGTGGAGTAACAAATTATGGTATTGGTATGGCACCTGACGCATCCAACAGGATGAAGATTGCAGGTAATACTTACATTAACGGTGACTTAGATGTTACTGGTAGGTATGGTGCTGCTGATAAGTATACACTTGCAACTGGAATCGCTAATAACAATAACGGTGTTATCTACAATGGTAATGGATCTACAACTTCCTTTGCTATTTCACCAGGTCACACGAGTTACTCTGTATTGGTATTTAATAATGGTGTTGCACAGATTCCTGGTGTTGACTATCAGGTATCAGGTAACGCAGTTGATTTCTCTATAAGTACACCACCTGCAACAGGGTCGGTTATTCACATAAGAGAACAGGTTATCTAAATAGTCATAGTAGAGGGGACTTATGTCAACCCAGATTAATGGTAATAATATCCAATCAACAACCAGAGGTTTAGTTGAAGCGTGGAGTATTACCGAACAGTTAAATTTGCCACCACTTAACCAGAGTGCTATCAATGCATTGGGTACGCCTGCGTTTGGAACTTTAGTCTATAACACGACTGAAGATATGGCACAGATTTACAAACAAGATGCACAACAAGGAAATCCAGGTTGGACTGATGTAGGTGGAGGAGGTCCGAGTGTTGGTGAAAATAGTATTATTAGAACGAACGGAACAAATATACAAGAGAACTTAACTGTAGGTCCTGTACAAAACGGTGGTGTAGAATTCACAAATGGATTCTCAGCAGGTCCTATACAAATTGATTCAGGATTTACAGTTACTATTGAGAACGGTGCATCGTGGACTATGCTTGGAGACGATGACCTGTCTTATGCACAGTTTGTTGATATTACTTCAGGACACGGAACATTCACAGGTGTATTACATTATGGTTCAATAAAGAATACTATGAATTTCTATCAGTCAAGTGGAACAGTAACACACGACTATGGCAACTCTAGTTTCATCTGGATCAACAAAACAGGTGGTGGTAACTTCACACTAAACCTAAACAATGTACCTGCTGATGGTGCAAATAGAATGGAATGTAAGATGATTATAAAGAACCAAGGTGGTTCAGGTTACCCCACTGGTCTTAACATCAATGGAGTAGGTGTTGACATCTATTGGTATAACAATAGTACACCTGGTATGAACTATAATCACGCTGAAATTGCATTCACTATTTCACATACTCCGAACAATAACGAAGATATGTGGACAGTGTTTGCGAGAGAGCACGAGTATGGTGCATAAACTTTATAAATAAACTTAGGGTAAAAACTACAGAAGCAAAATGAGTACACTAAAAGTTGCATCTATTAGAGACCTGTCTGGAATTGGTGGTTTTACACTAGCGTCTGGAAACATTACTGCGAATGGAACTTTAACCTGTGGTGGCATTACTATTAATGGTACAATTTCAGGTTCTTCAGCACAGATCGTACCAAGTGTTTCAGGACAGTCTGGAAAGTTTCTAACAACAAATGGATCATCGATGTCTTGGACAGACGTGAGTTCCGAGAACATTCATTCAATGAATGTATATACAGGTGGTTCGACTTGGAATAGACCAAGTGGAGTTAAGTATATTCACGTAAGAGTACAAGGTGGTGGAGGTGGAGCCTCTGGTCACGGAGAATCTGGTGCTGCTGGTGGATATTCAGAAAGAATTCTTGATGTAAATAATATTTCATCTGTATCAATCACAGTTGGTGGTGGAGGTGGAGGAACTTGGTACTTCGGTCACGGTGGTGACGGTGGTTCAAGTAACTTCGGACCTTACCTATCAGCAGGTGGTGGACACGGTGCTAATAGAAACAACGGACATTCAGGTGGATTAGGACGTAATGGTTCTGGTGGAGACCTGAATATCTGGGGTGGTGGTGGACAATCACACGCTGCTCACGGTGGTGGAACTGGTGGTTCTTCACACTTTGGAGGATCAGTTGCTGCTGGTTGGCCAAATGGTGGTAACTATTCACACAACCACGAAGATCACGCTGCCTATGGTGCTGGCGGTTCGGGTGGACACTTCCACTCATTCCGAGGTTCCAACGGTAAGTATGGTGTTGTTACAGTCATCAACTACAAGTAAGGAGTATTATGAAAAAAGCATTAGTTGATTACACAGGTTACGTTGCTGACATCGTTGATCCAGGTGAAGAATATACTCTATTCTTTGGTCGTGGATGTTCTCAGATGTGGGTGAATGCACCTGATGGAATTTTAAATACGTGGACACTTGAGTGGTCAGAGACTGCTTCAGATATGGTTTGGATTGAACGAGTAGAAGCATATGCAGATCCACAGACAATTCGTAAGGTATCTTATGGAGAAATCGGTCAGCAATTAGATATGCTATACAGAGACCTTGCTGCTGGCAAGACTCTTAATGCTGCTGATGCAGAATGGTTCAATCATATTAAGACTGTTAAAGAGAACACAACTACACCTTCATCTGTAGATGAACCGATGGATCCTTCAATGTCACAAGAAGAGATTGCAGAATTTATGTCTGATGCTGCTGAACCAAGCACATCAAGACCTTGTAAATTAAGTACACAAGCATCACCTTGTTGGGAGAGATACTCAAACTGGGGTGGAGCATATGACGAATTGGGAACTGTGTGATATAATATCTGTATAGATTTCTTGACTATATAAGATAAGGTATTAATTTATTATGCAAGTTAACAACGTTGTAATTATCGGGGGTGGCAGTGCAGGTTGGATGACCTGTGCTGCTATTTTAAAGCTATGCCCTTGGATTAATGTAGTATTAGTAGAGAGCGATAAAAAGAAACCAGTAGGGGTAGGAGAATCTACTCTAGGTCAATTCAATAAGTATCTGTTTGCATTGGGATTGGAAGATTCTGATTGGATGCCATATTGTAATGCGACCTATAAAAATAGTATTCAGTTCACAAATTTTAAAGAGAAAGGACATACATTTCAATATCCTTTCGGAGTCAATAATATAGATTCAGTAGAACAGTTCTTTGATCTACAAAGAGAGATGCCAGATAAATGGACAGGTGATACGTTTGCAAAATATATGAATCCAGAAAACTGTGCAATGGTAGAACATAATAAGGAATGGTTTAACACACAAACACCAGAAGGATATACTAATTGGGAATCATTTAATCCAGATGTTGATAGAGCATATCATCTAGATGCAGAGAAATTTGGTGAGTTCTTAAGGGATCGTATTTGCTATCCTTGGGCAGACCAAGGAAGATTCACTCACGTTGTTGGTGAAGTCAGAGGTATGGTAAAAGATATAGCAAAAGGTGGTTCACCCTCTGCATCTAACAGAACTATTAATCAGTTGGGAGTCAGGTTAACAGAAGATAAGAAAACTATTGGTGTGGTTGGTGATCTATACATTGATTGCACAGGTTTCCACGCTGCATTGATCGAAGGTTTGATGGGATCATACTTCCATCCATTTAAAGATAGACTTGCTAACGATAAAGCATTATTTGCAAGAGTTCCATATAACAATCAAGAGCATCGTGAAAAATGGATGCACAATGTAACTGATTGCGAGGGAGCAGATAACGGATGGATGTGGACAATTCCACTATGGGATAGAATCGGAGCAGGTTATTGTTGGTCGTCACGTTTCGCTATGGAAAGTGAAGCACGAGGTGAGTTTGAACAATGGTTAGAAACTAAATTTGATTGCGACCTAGATGAAGTAGAAATAAATTCAATTGATATTAAACACGGTTACAGACAGAATGCTTGGGTCTTGAATGTTGTAGCGATTGGACTATCATATGGATTCGTTGAACCATTGGAATCTACATCACTACTATCAACTCACGAGAATATTCTAAGGTTAGTTGATACATTAAAGAGGAGAGATGGATACATTACTAATATCGAAAGACAATGGTTTAACTATCAAGCACAACGTGAGATGATTGGATTTAGTAAGTTTGTATCTATGCACTACGCATTGAGCAAGAGAACTGATAATCCATATTGGAAATGGTGTACACAGAGAGCAGAGTATATGAATGAAGGGGATTTTGGTAATATTCAAACAGTTGATAACTATGAGAGAGTTGGATCATCACTTGATCTGAATACTCCATTAGATGATGGACTTGGCGGTATGAATTACGTACAGGCAGGTATGGGAATGAAATTAGGATCTAGATTCTATTCTTCTAATATGAAGTTCAAAGGTGAAGAACTTTACAAAGAACAGTCAGAAACTCTAAAAAATGTAGATGTAGATAAATCTAATTACTTAGAAGCAGTTGATAAATTTGTGCAGTCAGACGATTGCCCAAGTCACTATCAATACTTACTTGATAATGTGTATGGTGGGGTAGATGATGTTGAATTCACTTAAGTTCTGGAAGAAGAAACCTTGGGTCAGGTTTTATTCATTAGAACCAGGCATAGCAGAATGCTATCCTCTTATACCTACATCTAAGGTAAAGAGAAGTTGGTTAAGTAAAGAACAAAAGAATAAGAAATGCCCTTTCCAAGGTACACAAAACAGTTCTAATTGTCCTGGTATCAAACAGATAGCAAGGATGGGATATGTTGTAGTTGCACCTATGGATTTCTATATTATTACAAATGGAGATGGTATATCATTTCAATATGAAATACCTAATCAGTTCCAAAGGCACAGCAATTACATCTCAGACCACACACCCGAACAGGTCATTCCACTTATAGATAGACCAGAAACCACACTTGCCCATATAATTAAGTTAGAATTACCTTGGCGAGTTCGGGCATCTGATGATATAGTATTCTTGCAACAACCAGTTTATTGGAACAATGAACCACGGTTTGAAGCAGTTGCTGGTATCTTTGATCCAAGATTTGCATTACAAGTTAATGTACAATTAAAATGGTATGAGTTAAATAGTGGTGAAGAAGGAGTTCTTGTGAAAGCAGGTACACCTCTTGCTCAATACATACCAATGCCACGTCAGGTTCTTGAATCATCTTGGTATGATTTCTCACAAGAACCAGCAGAATCAAAAGACTGGGATTTGGAATCTGCATTTAATTACAGTATCAAATCTGAGTATATGGTTCACGACACAGTTCAAGGTCGTATCTCACGTGCTATGAAAACAATCAACTTCCATAAGGATGGTAAAAAACGATGACACTAGATGAAATGATTCAGAACTTTTATGTTCAGAAAGAAGCGACTGTCAAAAAAATTGAGGAACTGGATGAGACGTTCAGTAATAAAAAACTGAACCCTTATGGTGTCACAACTATTGAGTTCCAAGAAAGATCTGACGCATATAGTCAGAAATCAAGATTGGAGGGTGCTATCGATGCACTATACATCGTAAAGAGAGAAATCTTTAATGATGATGGTGAAGTAGAAATCCCAAATCTAAATAAAATGGCAGAAGAGGAAGAGATCGAAACAATCGGTCAGACATCTGAAATGCCTGATACATTCCCAAATTAACAAATGAAAACATACCACATATACCTAAAAGATCGTTGTCTATTTAAAGACTTGAATGATGATGAATTTGAAGTAATATGGGGTAGGTTGTATCACTCTTATTGGGATGATATAACATATTCAGTTTGTAGTGACGAACACGCAGATCAACTTGATCTCGAACATTCTTATTAATTATGCCAGTATACAGAGACTATGAGATTAGAATCAATCTCAATGAACTAATCGAACAACGAATTCCAACTTGTGATCTACTACATCCAGACCACTGTCTATCAGAGTCTCAAGTAGCAGACATAGCACACGATATTAATATGGATCTGGATTTACATCCGATCTTTCATCAAATTGATGACCATATTATGAGATACGTGAAAGCAGCAGGAATAAACAATCAAGACCATTGGGTCGAAAAACGCTTACCTGATTTAAACTAATGAAAGGAACATCAAAACTAAAAGAAGCAACAATGGGACAACATAAAGCAGCAGAGGAACAACCCTTTGTTGGTATGATGTTCGGGGGACAGTTGTCAGAACAATCATATGCAATCTATTTGCATAATCAGATCATACAATATCAGGTACTAGAGAGTGCAGCACACGAAGAAGGTATGCTAGAAGAATTACCTGACATTGCTAGGGTGCCTGGTATGATAAAAGATTTTGATGAACTATATGATGGTAAGACTGAACTACCAGTTCTATCTACCACTAAAAGGTTTGTAGAATATATTGAAAGTTTAGATAAGACTGACTTCCTATATACTCACAAGTTAATGGCACATCTATACACGAGACATATGGGTGACCTAATGGGTGGACAGATGCTGGCAAAGAGAGTACCAGGATCTTCAGCGATGTATGAGTTCGCTGACCCAGATGCACTTAAGGCAGCAATTCGTGCTAAACTCGATGACTCAATGACTCCCGAAGTTAAATTTGCATACGAAATTGCAACCAGAACTTTTGTTGAAATGTTACCCTACGCTAATGTCAAAACCACCTAAACTTAATTACAACACACACCCACCAACTATACTTTTAACAGTTAAAGAGAAGGTGGTTAAGAAGACAAGAGAAACAGTTGCACAACTAAAAAAGATGATTGAGAACCTTAAGATGTAATGTTTACTCGTATTGTGAAACCAGTGAAATTTCTTCCAAATTTTATTTGGAAATTAAACTATGACTTTCAATTTGAAGGTGGTACATTACAGTACGATGTTGGGTGTCTATTAGATGAAGTATTAAGTCAAGGAAAGCAACGAAATAGTATGCTAGAAGATGGTGATGCATTCAGTACAGCAATATCATCAAGATCACCAATAGCACCACACAACTGGGAATGTTTAAATAAATTCTTTCAAGTAATACATCCAGATTTAATGACTATATGGGAGGACTGGGAATATTTTGATATGGGAATCAGACCTGCACAGAGTTGGGTCAATCTACACAAACGAACAGGTTACACGTTAGAACACGCACATAGTCCTTGCCCGATGGTTATATCTTGTTATCTCAAAGCACCAGAAGGTTCGGGTGGACTATTAGTTAGAGATCCATTAGAAATGCATAGGAGTGGTTATCCACAGGAATGTCAGGAAACTATATGGAGGTTGATAGAAGTTAAAACTAATGATATACTGGTATTTCCTGGTTGGTTACAACATAAAACTCAACCAAATAACACCGATGAAGATCGAGTGGTTCTTACAGTAAATTATGAAGGTTTTTAAGAACATTATTCCTAAACCTTATCAGGATAGGATCGAAACTATTATGTCTGATGTATCCTTTAAATGGGGGAT